CTATTTGCACCATGGCCCGTGGCTCGAGGGCCTGGACGATATCCTGCAGGGACGGGGTCACTTCCTCAGCTCCGAGCTGAGTTCCTTCACCTTCGCCAGGAGCTCCTGCGCCTGGGCGGCCAGGTGCTCCATTTGGTCGTTCTGCACCTCAATCCTCCTGCGCAAACTCTGGACNTACTCCAGGGTTTCTACGCAGGTNATCGGCCGTGGNGGGTTTTCCGTCGAAAAGATGGCGGGTCTCATGTGTTTTTCTCCTTCAAGCTCTCAAAATATTGCACCAGGTGGGCTAGGACCTGTGGCTCCAGGGCCACCACGTTGTTCTCGTGGTGATTGACCGCCAGCCACACCTGATACCCGTCAAAGCTGGCGTACACGCCGTCACCCAGGTAGGTTGACGGGTAAGGTTCGTTTTCATCCATTGTTTTTCTCCTTAAGTTTGGCTTCAATGGCACGGGTTAACCTGCTCCAACCCGGAGGAATACAAACAGCTTCAGGGCCAAGGCAGTCTCTGATTTCTTCATCCGTCAGCCCTACCCACGGCTTCTTGTAGACCTGTGTGTCGTCGTCGTCTTCAACCTTCAGCTTGTCCGCAGCCGCCGCACGCTTGGCTTGAAAGCCACCGCCCCAGCTACCCTGCTTCTTTGCAAGGTCGTCAAACGCTTCGTCTTCTGCATCTTTCATGCTTGCTCCTTTAGTTGCTGGTCTATTTCGTTATAGGTATTGACGTACTGCTGCGCCCACTCTCTAGGGTCTACCGTTGCCTTGCGCCCCGCTTCGCTTACTTCAATAAGCGCACAGAAAAACTTGCTCCGTTCTTCTTCGGGCATTGTTTTAATTTGCTCGGTAAGTGTCATTGCGGTGTCTCCATTGGGATGCCTTGTTCATCACACACCATGATGTAGTGGTCGTTAGGGCCAACAAACTTGTAGAGCAAGTGCCCCGCCTCTTTATCTTTTGTGGTCAGCACCAAGTGCGTCGCTCCACCATACTGGTCTTGTGGCTTATCAAACGTAGTGCCGTGCCATACGGGGAATATTTCTCCATGTTTAGTTTTTACACAATATTTCATACTGCCCTCCTGCAACTGCTTTCATAAAAAACTCCATATAAGGCTAACAACGCCGACTAAAAAAAACAAAACAGTGAATATGGTGACTGCAACAAAAACAAAACTAAAAATTAGGTCTTCGGTTTCGTCATCGTCTTTCATCAAAACTTCTCCTTGTAAAACTTCCCGATAACCTCCGCCAGTTCGTGGATATGAAAGTCGCCGCCTTCGCCCCCGGCGTCGCTGATCCAAATGTTGCCTGGCAGCACGCCGGGGGACAACGTCCAGCCGGCCACGTGGACCTCGTAGCGTTCGCGGCCGTCCTTCATGCCCTGGTCGTAGGCCACCTGGGCCTTGCAGGCGTCTTCGATCGTCATCATGGTGTACTTCTGACATTCTTGCCAGACAAACCTGGCGTTTTCTTGGCCGATGAGTTTGTGCTCTGCTTTGCTCAATTGGAGCCACCAGTCTTCAAAGGTCATATCAGCTCTCCATGTGGTCAAAAACAGCTTCGTCAATGCGCAGGCGCTCTTTGTGGGACATCTGGGCCTCGAGCCACGGCGCGGGTTGGCCCCTGCAGTCGAGGACTTCCCACTCCCCTTCCCCGCCTTCTGCGGGATAGCAGTTCTCGGGTGGGCCGCCAATATACGCAGAGCGGTGGCTTTCCCAGGACAGCACGCGGATGATGCAGGGAATGCCGCAGCAGGTGTATTCAAATTCACTCATGCCCTGATCTCCAAAAGCTGCTCGTCGCTGTCCTCGTCAATGCACACCGAGAACAGGGTCAGCTCAAAGTCGCCCTCTTCGGTTTCAATGACGATGTCCCGCGAGGCGGAAAGCATGTCATTGGTTTTGCTGGACCGGGTCGCGCTGAAGCGGATGCTTTTGACGCGGTGGATGTTCAAGTTGAAGTTCATCTCTTTCTCTCTTTCTGTTGATGGAGGTTAAATTATATCGGTATCGTACCAATTCTTCTCAGTAGTTTCCCTGATTTTTTACCGCGCATTCCCCTGCAAGCGGTCCGCGACCAGTGTGGCGTAGCCAGCGATGTCTACCCAGCTATCCACCTTGTCGGGGTTGCCGTTCACAATGCGGCCGATCTTGTGCAAGATCATCTCCAGGGCTTCCCACTGGTCATCCGCAAAGGTCTTGTCGTGAATGGCTGCGTGGTCCGCGACCAGTCGTTTCATACCCTGCATCAGTGCAGCGCCGTCCTTGAACTTGCCGTAATCCACGGCCCGCTCGTTGATGGTCTCGTCCGCTCCAACTGTTTCGTTAATTTCTACCTCAACGAACTCCTTGGGAGTGAAGCCAAAGCCCAGCTTCCTTGCTTGCTCGTACTGCACCGAGACCTCCTTTTCCAGCTCATTGCGCACCCGCGTGCGCAGCTTGTAGGTCATGGGCTTAGACGCCTGGAACTTTGCAGCCACCATGGCCACGCTGCTGCCGGGGAATTTGCGAAAGTGCTCGCGGATTTTTTCAGATTTGTTCATGTGATTTCCTTTTGAATTTGAACGATTGCACGTGCCTTGCCCTGGGCCAATACCTTTAGGACAAAGTCGTGCGCCTTCTCGATGTCATGAACAGTGGCATGCGCCAACTGCTCCTCATGCAGGTCCATCACCAACTGCAGTGCCGTCCACTGCTTGGCTGTCATGATGAACCGCATTCCGTTGGCCACGCCCCGCTGCGATAGAGCCAGCAAGGCGTCTTGCCCCTGCCTGATCTCCTCGAGCCAGTCGTGACCTTTGCCCATGAGGGCCAGCGCTTCAGTGATGTTGAAAGCGCCGATCAGCATGTCAATATCGTTTTTGTTTGCCTCGCCCCTGCGGACGTGGTCTAGGGCCGCGCGGTTCTTGATCTGTGCGTCGAGGTACGTCCCTGGCAGATCGCGCACAGGTTTAAAGCCCGACAGCACGAACTCCAGAGGGTTCTGAAGAACAGGACGGGGGCGGTATTTGCTGCGTTTTCTCATGTGCTGCACGACACAAAAAGACTTGCCAGCAGCACCAGCAGGAGCGCAAAGAACATGATGGTCCTGTCGCGGACCAAGAGGCGGTAGTTGCCGAGCAGGATGTTCTGCAAAAACTCCTCGTCCTCTGACATCGGCGCGGGCCGTGGCACGTAAGCCAGGCCGATCAATACCTTGCCGGTGTTCACATACTTGCCTGTAGCGGCAAGACTGTTGAATACCTGCTGTTCTCTCGTAAGGGGTTTTTTAGCCATTTCAACCTTTCTCCTTTCTATGTTGGAGCTGTGATCGTAGCACATTTATCTCACGTGTCAACAACTCAACTCTACTCTCTGCTTCCAACCAGGCTCCACGCCACAGTCGTTGGTCTTCAATGCGCTGTGCTGCCGCTTCAAGCAGGTCCGCCATGAAAGGGAAGACCCCCTTGCTTGAGCGTAGTTCCTCTTGTAGTTTCATGTTCACTCCAAGGATGTTTTAGATATTCTTCTCGAAGCAGCCCATACAGCACCAGGTCTCCCCCGTCAGGGAAAGCCTTGCGCATGCACCCTTCGTACTTAAATCCCAGGCGCGACACAAACCGCTGGGCGTTGAGGTTTTCTGCCCGGATGAGGCCCGTGACCCGTGCTACTTCAAGCACTCTGAACGGAAACTCAAACGACGCGTTGAAGAAGCTGCGCGACAGCCAGCGGCTCTTGGGCCGTGCAGCGATGTGCATGTCCATGTTGGTGGCCGTAAAGGAAGAGAACACGGTGACCGCCAGGAACTCGTCGTTATTGTCCACCAGGCTTATCGCCGTGACGTTTCCCGAAACGCCTTCAATGCCGATGACCTCCTTGGCCCAGGCTACGGCCTCGTTGACCCGTTCAAAACGTAGAATTTTCACGNTAGTTCTCCGCNATGTCGTCTTCAAACAACATCANCTGCTCCTCTGTAAGAGTCTTGGTGATGTCCACCTGGCGCGGCTTGCCGCTGGGGCCGGTGATAGTCAACAGGACCTTGGTGATGTCCAGTTCCTTCAATGCCGATGACCTCCTTGGCCCAGGCTACGGCCTCGTTGACCCGTTCAAAACGTAGAATTTTCACGGTAGTTCTCCGCAATGTCGTCTTCAAACAACATCATCTGCTCCTCTGTAAGAGTCTTGGTGATGTCCACCTGGCGCGGCTTGCCGCTGGGGCCGGTGATAGTCAACAGGACCTTGGTGATGTCCAGTTGCGCGGGCAGTTCTGTG